GGTTTTCCATTTATTCACAAGGCTTTGCGGCTCGCCGTGCGTCCGAGCCAGCGCAAAAACCGTCCAGCCTTGCGGACGGTTTTACGCTCGATAAAAACAACTTTTGACAATAAAATGACAACGGGCTATCCCTGCGGCCGCTGATACGCTCCGGCTGCCTGTGCCAGCAGGAGGCGGAGATAGTCTGGGCAGCTCCTCACGCCGCGCTCCCAGTCCTCCAGCGTGCGGGTGGGTATACAGTACCGGGTGGCAAAGGCCGCCTGAGATAGGCCGGTGTGCTGCCGGATGTCGCGGATCGTCAGGCGGGCGGCGTCCCAGAGACGCGCCAGTAGGTCGATGCGGCCTGCGGGGATGTCCGCGTCCGGCGCATCGCCCCAGATGGAAGACAGCGACCAGTCGGAGACAAAGGTGTCGCGGTCGGCGGAGGTGAGCGCTGCGGCGAAAAGGGTGCAAAACAGTTTGTCTGTCATGTTTAATATCCTTTCATAGGTGAAAATGTGAAAAAGGAAAAGCACCGGTGACCGGTGCTCTTCCCGCGGTTGAAGGACTTGTCCTTCTTACCTTTTCAATCCACGGATGCAAGCGCCTCCTGCATCCGACGAGAATAGGTTACCACGCTGCGCGGGAAATGTCAAGCGCCGTCATGACTGCGTCCCACCCGCAAGATATATGGCGTTCTCGCGTTCTGTCTGCTCGTAGTCCGCCATCGCGTCCGCGATCATGTCCGCGATCTGCTGCTGGGACTTGTAGCGGGTGGTGATGCCAACCTTAATGACGTCAGCGTCGTGGTAGGCCGTCCATTCCTCGCGGTCCCAGTGGTACTTGCACCAGACGTCGCCGGTGGACTTGTCGTAGAAAATCTCCACATACTCCCCCGTGCGGGAGCCGAGGCCCTTGGTGTAATTGGAGGCGTTGGCCAATGTCTCCATGTTGATTTTTCTGCCGCAGGTCTTGATCTCCATGTTTTTCATGACAACTCCTCCTTCAGTCCCAAAGGTGGGATTCGCAGTGTGTCGCCCAGTCGCTGTTCATGGCGGCGATGGCCTGTTCGTAGTTTTCGCCGTTGATAATGGCGTCCAGCGCCTTCTTGCCAGCTGCGGATTTTGCGTCGTTTTCGGACGCCGCGAACTCCTGCGCGTCCAAATACGCCTTGGCGCAGGGGTACTGGGCGTACATGGCATCCATGTCATACTTCGGCTTGGGACGGACACCCACGCCGCCGCCGTTCTCGCTGTCAAAACTGGCGTCAAATTCCAGTTTCCAATTTACCAGATCGGCACGGGCGGCTTCAATCTCCCGCAGGCCGGGGATGGCGGCGATTTTCTTCTGTCGCTCCTGCTCTGCGCGGATACCGGCTTCGCGCTGCTCCAGCAGGGTGGCCACGATCTCCGGCTTTGCGGCTTTGATGGCGGCAAGAGCCGCTTTGTCGGCGCGGTACACAACCAGATTTCCGGTGGGCTGGCCGTGTTCGTCGAGTTTCAGGGAAATCCTGTACCGCAGAATCAGTTCCTGTGCGTTCATGTTCTGTTCCTCCTGTTCAAAAATTTTTATGGGGTGGGGCTAATGCGCTCAAACCCTCCAGAAGCGTTGTTGTTGCTATCAGCGGGCCAGCTCTGCCGCCGTAGCGGCCACGCGATCCTCGGCGGCGCGGATGCTGTCCGCCTTGCTGTAGGTGTGGGCCACCGGGTCGTCCCGGTAATCGTGGGCGGCGAAGGCTTCTGCGGCGGACTTGCTGTCAAACCATGCCTCCCGGGAGAAGCTGGATCCCCATACGCTGTAAGTGACGGAATAAAAAGTCTTTTTCATGATATTTCCCTTTCTGCCGCTGTGCGGCTGCACTGTTTCTTGATCTGTCTATATACTACCACGCAATGCGTGGTATGTCAAGAGAAAATCGTAATTTTAATCAAAAATATATCCCGCACCGAAACGGTGCGGGATATATTTTGACTTACTCCCCCAACAGCTTGCCCCAGGTTCCACGGCCTGCGATGCCATCCGCGCCGAGGCCGTACCGAGTCTGGAACTTCTTCAAAGCGGACTCCGTTCCTGTACCAAAGTCGCCGTCCGCACCGGACGCACCGCAGGAGAAACCGTAGGCGATCAGCGCCGCCTGCAAGGTCTTGACATCTGCGCCATCCATGCCGCGACGCAGCACGCGCACAGCCACAGAAACCGTTTCGGCAGGTGCAGGTGACGGGGCTGGCTCCGCATCATCCCTCGCCACAAACGGCACGTCCAGCGCCGCGCAGAGGCCCTGGGCGATGGTCTCGCCGATGAGCGTCGTATGGTTAATAATCCACTCCGCGATGTGGACCACATCGTGGAAATCCACCTCGATGTATACCGTTGGCGCGGCGGGGTGTTTGACCTCGTACAGGCTCGGATAAGCGCGAATAACGTCCGGCGCCCCCGGTGTAACAGGCCCCAGCGCATCCAGCACCGCCCGACACGCCCTATAGCCAGAACTGGACTTGTCAGCGCTGAAGCAGAACAGATGTGTTCCGCTGGCCTTTCCGTTGCAAGCGTTGGTGTGGATGGGGACGTGCAGGTCGGCCTTGAAGCGGTTTGACGCCGCCACACGGTTTGCCATCGTGTCGTACTGCCCTACCATTACCTCCACGCCGGAACGCTCCAGAGCAGTCTTACAGGCCTCGGCAATGCGTCCGCACTGAATGGCCTCGGTGGTGTCGCCCACCGCGTAGGTGTTGCGCCGCTGGTCGCTGGGGGACAAATACACCCGTTTAAGCATCGTTCTTCGCCTCCTTGCGATACTGTGCCGTGGAGATGCACAGCACCGCGCCGAGGAACGTGTCCACGGCGGTGATGGTGGTCACCACCTCGTCAGCATAGGGCCACGCCCACACCGCCGCCAGCGCCGCGTACAGCGTGGCCACGGCGGGCATGACGATGATTACCAACCACTTGAGGATGTCGTATACCTTGTTGTTCAGTTTCATAACAATTCCTTTCCGGCCTGCCGGCCTGTTCCATTTTTGCCTCACCGAATGGGCAGCTTCCGCACTTCCTCCATGACGCGCCGCGCGCTGCCGTTGCCGCCCATCTCCTCATACGGTTCATAGAGATACACCTGCAAATTTTCGTACTCGTCCTGTGTGACGTAGCCCCGCTCGATGTACACCATGCCGAGGTGTATGATGCGGTCGTGGGCCAGTCCCACCAACATCTTCCGATCTGCCTCGTCGGCCTTACTGCGCTTGGCTGTCAGCTCCATCCGCTTGAGGATCACCTTACTCACCACGCCCCACAGGGCGGTTGAGGTCAGCAGCGCCACGATCAGCGGCACGCCGACATTCGTCCATGCTTCCATCAGGTCACCCCCTTACAGCTCGGCGCTGAACACGATCTGCGCCCCCTGCCGCAAAAACAAGGCGTAGGTCTCGCCCGCCGTCAGGCCGCTGGACGTAAAGATCAGGCTTCGCATGCTGCAAGCCCCGCCGGTCTGCATCGCCCAGCCGCCTGTGACCCTGGTGACGTCATTCGGACTGCCGGAAGTCTTTCCCACCTTAAGCAGCGCGGCGCCGCCGGTGGGGATAGTGGGCGTGGGCGATATGCGCATGGGCACAGCCAGCGGGATGGGTACCCACAGGTCGACGGTGTTGTTGGCGTAGCCGATGGCCACGCCGTTGCCGGAGGTGTCATAGGGCGCGGCGAGGACTTGTAGATAGCGCATGCACTTGGTCAACTCCTCGCCGTAGTCGGGGATCTCGTTGAGAACCCACACGCCGTCCTCCTGATGTGCCAGCGTCTGCTGGGGGCCCATCTCCAGTTTGACGGCTACGAGTTTTTTCCCATCCGCCGTGACTGTGACCGTCTTGCTTGCGCTGTCGTAGGTCGGCACCACCTCGCCCACTCCGGCCTGCGTCAGGGCAGATACCGTCACCGTGCCGACCGGCGCGGTCTCCAGCACCTGCTGCATGGTTCCGTTCAGCGTGATGCCGTCCGCGCTGATCGTCACGCTGCCGCTCACCAGCTTCCAGCGATCCAAAAAATACCCTGCGCTGCTGATGGTGCCGCTGACGTCCCGCTGGTTCACCGGATTCCCGAAGTACCAGTTGTCCAGCAGATTCCGGTTGCAGGGCTGCACTTTGGCGGCGATGACGCTGCCGCTGATGGAGATACCATCGCCCGCCGTATACGGTGTGGGTGCGTTGATGTTTGTCCGAGCCTGCGCCTTCTGCGCGGCGGTCAGGGTTTGCGGGGCGTTGTATTTGACAGCACCTTCAACCGATATCGCAGCGCTATCCGCGCTATTCTTGGCGGCTGCCGCGTAATCCTTAGCCTGATTCGCTGCGGCCTTCGCGCCTGCGATGTCGGCAGCAAGAATGTTGTAGTAGTCGCTGGAGATGATCTGCGCATCTGGGAGCACGCAGGGCGCCACCTCGACAATGAAGCGGAATGTGGCCAGCCGCTCAGCCGCTGCCCCTGAACTGCTGCCAAAAATATCGATCTCTGCAAAAACGTCCCCCGCCACAGCCAGAATCTGGGCGGCCACCGGGGCCGTTACAATGCTGCCAGCGTAGGAGACCTTGTTGCCGCCCTCCGTCGCGTCATACAGGCCGCCAGTGCCGTCCGGTTTCCTAAAGCGGACCATGATGGCCGCCCCCGCCGGAATACTGTAAGGCTGCGCACCGTCCCACAGCGTGGCCACGATCGTCCGAGAATTGGTGTCGCCCTGCACCATGTGCAGCGTGGGCGGCACGCCGTTCAAAGTCATACTTAGCTGCACGGCCTGCTTGACTGTCAAACTATTCGCCATAACAGCACCTCCTTAAAAGTTGTTGACGGTGGACACCCGTGAAATATCTCCGGTGCCCCCGGTTTTCGTGGCGCTGCCCGCACCGTCAAAGTTGAAGGCGCAGTACCAGTCGTTGGAAGCGCATTGGTAGCTGCCTGACTGCCCCGCGGGGATAAAGCACCCCGCCTGATTCCCGCTGCCGCCCGTGCAGTACACGACATACCCGATGACCTTCTGCGTTGGGAATGTGACAGTCTTTCCGTCCTGTTTGTAATTGGATGCGTCGACAGATCCACCTACGGACAGATCCTTTTCGATCTCGCCGTACTGCGCGCCGATCGTGTTGGCCGCGGCGCGGCCAAATCCCACCGAGAACACGATGTTCTCGGTGTCCGCGCCAGTGATGTTGTTGTGGTAGACACGATAGATCTTCAAGAGGCTGTTCCCGTCGGCGGGGTCGATGCGCAGGCGCCACCGCGTGGTGAAGTTTACCGTTCGCGCCCCGCTGATGATCTGCTGGATCTGCACGGTATCGGTGATGCTGATCGTACCATCGCCATTGACATCCAGCTTTTCATAGTCGGCCAGCGTTGGCGTGACAGCCTTGATGTTGATCTGGTTGATTCGGTCAAGATCCGCCTGCGAGTAGTTGGAGTTCTTATAAGTCGCGCCGGTGGCGCTGGTGTCGATGGTGCCGCCGTCCAGGTTGATCAGGAAATTTCCCTGTTCGCTGGAGATCGTACCGGCCACCAGATTCGCAGCCGTAACCATCCACGCTTGAATCCCTCCAGTAAACGTCGCACCCATTTTGAATGGGCCATTGTACCCCTTCTCGCTTGCTGCCCAGCCTTTGTAATTGAATCGCCAGACCTCCTTGGCTTTGATGGGATCTGAGTTATCAGCAATGTAGAGCTCGTCCGGCTCTCCATCACCGTTCGCATCCAAAAGCCTGACGGAGCCGCCATTTGCCCCCAGGAGCGCGGCTGCCAGACCAGATGAAATCTGCTCCACCAGCGAGACGGACGGCTTGGCGTCGATTTCCCTTTGCTGCCCGGCGATGGTAGATGCGATGTTGGCCTTGACGCTGCCGAGCGCTACGCTGTCGTAGCGCTCCAGCAGGCAGTCCCAGACGATCTTGTTTACCCGCGCCTTGGCATCCACACCCAGACGGTAAAAGTAGACGCCTACGGTATCGCCCAGATAGATCTGCTCCAGGAACGCTACATCCTCATACCCGGAGGACTGCGCCAGCAGTGCCAGCTTCACATCCCAGCTCACCGCGGGAACGCCGAGGCGGTTCTGCTTGGTGTAGGATGTAGCTGCGGCCTGCAGCTGCGCTTGCGTGGGCCGCTGCTCGAAGCTGGAGGATAGATCCAGCGGCATGAGGCGGACGTAGCCGTAGTCGCCCTCTGCGTACACTGGCGCGGCCGTGACCGTGACATCGTTTCCGCGCCAGTAAGGCACCACGCCCGTGTAGCAGTTGGCGCAGTTGGCATCCTGCGTCAGATCGGTGAGGTTCTTTCCGTACCGGACCGATACGCCCCGGTCCGCTCCGCGGCGCGTCAGCAGCCGCACCATCCACTCGTCAAACTCGTACTCGCCGCCGTATACGTCCAGCAGGCTGCCACGCTGACCGCCCAGCAGGCCCCATGCGCTGGTGGGAACCATGACGCTCAAGGTAGCCACGGTGGTCTTATCGGTGCCCAAGGTAAACGGCATTCCTGCCGGCAGCGCGTGGCTCTTGATGCCCGCCACAGCGGATGGTGCATCCGCTGCCGTGAATGGAGACACCACATAGCCGCCGAGGTCATAGGCGATGTGCCGCGCGTAGATGGCCGCTGTGCCGTTCATGCTGGGCACGATGCGATATACCCTAAAAGGCTGCAGCTTGCCGTCTGGGCCAACAGTAGCCCGGAGAATGGCGCGCAGCGCGATCTCTTCATAGTGGATTCCTTCCACCGGATAGTGCAGCTCCAGTTCGTACTGACCGTTCAGCTCCTGCGTCACCTTGCAGGACATAGCGTCTGCGAGGACGCCCAGCCCATTGTCAACGCTCGCCGGGAAGCTTGTGCGGTCGGCGTCATACAGAATCGGTTTCATAGTGTCCACCACCTCGGGATGATCTCCACGCTTGCGATGCCGCCCGTCCAGCGGACGACGCTTTCCCCGGCCGGCAGCGTGGGAAACTCCGGCGCGGAGATAGTATTGTTCAAATTAAATGCCCCGTAGGAGGCGTTCTGCGTGCCCGAATCGAGCACAACAGCGCCGCGAGGCATGCTGCTGATGCTGACAGTGACATCGCCTACAGTCAGGGTCCCGGCCCCTGTTCCGGTGACAGTGATCGTCGGCAGAGCCGTAAACGCGGTGGGGTTTCGCAAAACCTCCCCCTGTACGGCCTGCACCGGCATATCCCCGATGCGGAGAAACCTCTGCGGCTGGCAGTTGAACTCGATCGTCGCGCGTCCAAACCGGTGCATGACGCTCTCCACGTCCAGCGGGCCGGCGAAATAGGCCCTGCGGTAGGTCTCTACGTCGTAGCTGTCCTCCAGCTTTTGATACCCACGCGGGCCACAGAGCCAGTCAGCCACCGCGCGCATAGCGCGGGGGAGCCGCATCCGCTCTGCGCTGACGTAGATGCTGTACGCCTGTACATAATTCTGGTAGGCGTCCTGGAGAAACAGCAGGTCGCCGTTTCGTCCGGGGACGGACTGCGTGTCCAGCTTGCGCCCGGCCAGCTCCACGCTGGGGTAGCGCTCCACCACGACGTGGACGTCGTCGGAGGATCTTCCAGCCCAGAAAATCATGCAAACACCGCCTCTCTGCGCTCCACCGCACTCTGCATCCGCGCCATGACGATATCAGCCAGCTCGCTGACGTCCTGCCCCTGCGCTCCGTATACCACGATGTTGACGCCGCCCAGATTGGTGGTGCTACTGCCGGGCATCGGGATGTTCGATAGCGCGCCCAGCTCTGTGCTCATGTCGCGCATAGCCTTCGGCATTGCCTTCTCGACGCCTACCGTGATGCCGGGCGGGATGAACTTGCCCACTTCATCAGCAAAAACCTTGGAGGGGGAATTGATGCCGAACAAACCCTTGACCCAGCCCAGGACATCACTTACCCAGCCCCGAAGCTTGTCGTAAAGCCACGACGCCGCATTGGAGATTCCGTCAAATAGGCCGCGAACCAGCTGCGACCCGACTTCGCCAATAGCAGCCATTCCGGAAAGGAGACCCTTTACAATGGCACCGATGATCTCCGGCAGCCGCACCACCAGACGGGGCAGCGCCTCGATCAGACCCTGCGTCAAGCCTGCGATAAGAGATCCCGCCGCGATGATGATCTCATCCACATGGTCCACCAGGCCCTCGGCCACGGTGATGATGGCGTCAACCGCCGCGGGGATCAGCGCCGGAAGGTTTTCTCCGATGCCCGACGCAAGGGCGGCAATGATATCAATGCCGGCGTTCAGGATCTGCGGCAGCAGTATCGTGATCTGCTCCACCAGCATAGGAACCACGGCGGAGATTGCCTCCACCGCCGCCGGCAGGGCCTGCACGATGCCGGAGACAAGGCTACCTATCCCCTGCACCAGAGACGGCAGCAGCAGCTCCATCGCAGGTCCCACGTAGGGCACCAGTCCGTTTACAAGCTGTGTCATACCCTCCGCGAAGCGCGGCAGCATGATCTGCAGACGCGGTATCAGATTATCGGCGAAGGTGTTGACGCTGTCGATCACATTCTGCACCAGCTTGTCCAGATCCAGGTTCTCGTTGCTCATGCCGGTGATAAGGTTGCTCCAGGCGGACTTCATGGCGTTGGCGCTGCCATCGATGGTGGTTGCCGCTTCCTTGGCGGTGGTGCCGGTAATGCCCATTTCCGTTTGCACCACGTGGATGGCGTCCACGATGTCGGCATAGCTGGAGATGTCGTACTTGATTCCGGAGAGCTTCTCGGCGTCTGCAAGCAGCCGCTCCATCTCCTGCTTCGTGCCGCCATAGCCCAGCTTCAGGTTGTCCAGCATGGTGTAGTTCTGCTTAGCAAAGCCCTGGTAGGCATCCTGGATGCTGGTCATGTCCGTGCCCAGCTTATTGGCGTTGTCGGACATGTCCGTAATAGCCTGGTCGGCCTTCTGAGCCGCCGCAGCCGTGTCGCCGCCCAGAGACTGCAGCAGGGATGCGGAGAAGCTGGTCACCGTCTCCATGTACTGGTTCGCGCTCAAGCCGGCAGTCTTGTAGGCGTCGTTGGCGTACTGCTGCACTTGCGCGGAGGACTCCTTGAACAGGGTGTCCACGCCGCCGATGAGCTGTTCCTGCTCGGAAAAGCCCATAATGGACTGCTTGCCGAGATCTACAAGCGCTGCGGTGGCCTCTTTGATAGCTGACGCCATTGCTTTGATGCCAGAAACGACAAAGTCAGAGGCGACGTTGGCCTTCAGGACATCGCCAAAGGACAAGGCCTTCTCGCTGCCCTCACGCATATCATCGCCCAGCTCCTCTACGCCGCTGGAGGCGTTGCGCAGCTCGCTCTGCATCTTGTTCAGCGTGGCAGCGGCTTCATTCAGCGCCTGCTGCCACTTTTGGGTCTTTTCGTCGCTCTCACCGTACTTGGCAGCCGCCTTGCCGGTCTGCTCCGCCAGCAGCTTCACGCGCTCACGCTGCACATCGATCTGCTTGGACAGCACGGAGGCGGTCTTGGCATTTCTTTCCTCCGCCGTCGTGGCAGCGGTAAACTGCGAAGCCACCAGCTTCATCTGGCTTTCCAGCGTCTTGGACTGCTGGATGATCTGGTTGATCTGCCGGCGATACTCCGCCTCGCCGTCTACGCCGATCTTGGGGCCGATGTTCACAGCCATAGGCTCACCTCACTTTCATAGCTTCGTCAAATGTCCAGTGTTTCTGTTTCTTCTTTGGGGTAGCCCCGTTATAAATAGCGAGGCAGGCGATCATGTCCAGCATTTCACCGTATCGCGTGACCATGATCTCCTGCCTCCCCATATTCAGCTTTCGCCCGTAAAACAGGAGCCAAGCAAGGTTCAGCTGGACGCCTGCGCCTTGCCGCTTTCTTTTTTTTCAGGCTCTACCTCCACCGTAGGCTTGCTGTCTTCCGTCCAGGCCGCCAGCGCCGCCTGCTGCAAAGCGTTGAACTCGCTGGGGCGCAGCGAAAACAGCTCGTCAGCAGTCAGAGGGTCAGGCTTATAGCCAGGAACCTCGAAAGAGCGCGCCTGCTCGTACCCTTCGCTCAAGGCCACCATAATGGCTGCCGTGTCGCGGGTGACCTGCCCATACTGGCCCTCCAGCACCTCCCCCAGACGGGTGATATCGCCGTCCGGGCAGAGGTCGGAAATTTTGGTGGAGGCGCCCACCGTGAAGCGGAAGCCCACTTCTCTGCCGTAGATCTGCATAGGCCCCTCCTTTTACGCCGCGCCGCCCAAAATCGCCTTAAGGACGGCCTCAGCGGCTGCCTCAGTGGGCTGATCAGCGCCCACCAGCTTCCAGTCGTGGTTGGTGGTATCGTCGCGCATCAGCGCGGCCGTCAGTTCCTGCGTCTGCCAGTCGATGGACTCTTCCTGCGTAGCAGCATCCAGACCGGGCTGCTGGAACCGCGCCTTCGTCAGCACCACGGGCGCGTAGGTCACCACGCCGCCGCTCTGATAGCGGACGACAAAGCCGATGCCCACGTAGGGGATCTCCATGCCGTCGCCGTAGTGGGAAACCTGCACCGCACTGCCGCCCGCCTGGACCTCGGCAGGTTCGGGCAGGCCGAGAACGAACTTCTCCGCCGCCGCCAGAAGCCCGTCAACGGTCAGCGTGGCGGTGCCGTCTGCGAATACAGCCGCTGCGGTCTCTGCGGAAATGTTGTCGGCGTAGAACGTGTTGTCGTCCGTGGTATTCAGGGACAGAGATACGCTGACACCCCGCGCCAGCAGCATGACGCCGCTGTAGGTGACCGCGCCGCCATCGTTGGAATACTTGGCCACGTAGGGCTTGCTGAAGCCCGTACAGACCTTTCCTGCTGCGCTCATAGCAGCACCTCCTATTTCATGATTTTTTCAATTTCGCGGCTGCACGCCGCGTCCATTGCCGTTTCCGCCGACTTTCTGGCGGAGTTCACGGCCTTGTCCACAAACTTCGTCTTCTTCCGGAAGGTAGTGCCGCTATTGACAGATCTGGCGATCAAGACATTGGGCTGCCCCCGAGGGTACTTCTTCGTCCGTGTAGCGTTGTACCCATCAAATCCCAGCTTGACGTTGATAAAGCCGTTATCGTCCCGCATTGGGCTAATGCCAAATCCGTCCAGAAGCCCACGCTTCTGCGCCGCAGTCACCGTGTCGATAAGACCGCCGTCCTCAGATTTTCCCAAACCGACTGGGAGAGCCTCTATGGATTTTCGCACAGCGTTCGCCACCACAGCCGCTCCGGCGTATGTAGTTCTGGCAATTATCGAATCTTTCGTAACAAGGCGAAAGGTGTCCAGTTTATTGATGTACTCTTCGATTCCCCGAAATTCGAACCGTGCCATCAGGCGAACACCTCCCAGTCCCATTCGTAGTGCCAGAAGCCGGTCTCTTCCTCGAACTGGCAGCTGTTCAGGCTCCAGACGACCTCCGCTGCGTCGAAGGCGGCTTCCAGCTCATCCCGCCAAGGGTCAAACTCCTGTTTCGTAAACAGGTCCGTAGAGCCGGTAACCGCTTTCTCGGCGTGGACGCCGCCGGCTTCGAAGTCGTTCGCGCCATCCTCCTGCCAGACGAAGTAGCGGTCAGACTGGATACGCCCGCCGTGGCTGACGGCATCGGTTACGGCCAGATGCGCCGCGATGATCCGCTGCGCCCACAGGGGCGTCCTGTCGGTACCCGATTCGGGCACATTTCGCTTTCTACTCATGGGGCACCTCATACTTCTGCGCGATCCGGACGAGCGTCAAGTCCATGGACGGCGGGTAAACATCCTGCAGCTGCTGCACCAGTTCGATGCCGTACTGCGTGCCATCCTCCGTGACGGCGATGCACTGTGGGTTCACCGACGGCCGCGTCTGCGTCCGGATCACGCGCTCCACCTGCACCTGCGCCTGCTTGCCGCTGTAATACCGCTGCAGGCCGACGCGCCGCTCCGCGTAGAACAGCGTTTCCGCCAGCGTCAGCGCCGGCTTAGGCTGATAACCCGGCTGCGCCGCGTCGGTCACGGCGTAGATTCGTACTACGCCGTCCCGATAGGGCTGCGTGATTTGCCGGTCCTCAGGGCGAAACGGTAGTTTCCGCATAGCTTTTCACCTGCCTGTCGTTCTGCATGGCCAGCAGCCGGTTCAGATAGTTCGTCTCGAATACATCCAGCGCGTCGCTTAAGCCGTAACGGACATACTCCTTCAACAGCGTCAACGGCTCCCCGGGGTTCTCATAGTCACCAGCCGCGCCGAGCTTCTCGTCAATGTACGCCTCCCCGGAGGCGATGAGGTCGGACGCCTTGGCATCCGTAGCCTCATCGCTCCAGGTGATGTTGCAGGCGAGTTTGACGGACGACAGCAGCGCGGCGTTCACCGCGCCCGCCACCGTTAAGACTTGGTGACGGTGACCTTGTAGGTCTTGGTGGTGGTGCCGTCAGCGGCAGTCACAACGACCTGCAGGGTGTTGCTGCCGGTCTTCCACGTGGCGGCGGTGCCGTTGTCGATCTCGGTGCCGTTCACGGTCAGCTTCATGGCAGCCGCAGCGTTGCCGGGCACAGCGGTCACCACATCAGACGCGCTGGTGGTGGTCGCGGTGTAGGTCAGCGTGCCGGAGGCAAACGCGGGAGTCAGAGCCAGATCGCCCACAGTCAGAGCGGTCAGCGTGGCGTCGGTAGACGCTGCGGGAGGATCCACCTGCGTCACCTTGTAGGTGGCAGGCGTCAGGCCGGAGATGTCCAGCACCAGGAAGGCGTTGTTATCCAGAGGCATACCATTGGCGTAGGCCTTGATCAGGTAGACGCGCTCGTCTTCCAGGAAGCGGTAGTGGTCGCTGTACTCGATGCGGCCCTCGGGGGAGGTGCCCGCCATGGCCAGGTAACGATAGCCGAGGCCCATCACGGCCTTACCGCGAGGCAGGGCGGCCGTCTGGATCACGCTCATGGGATAGGGCAGGACGTCGTTGCGATACGTGCCGTCCGGGGCCATCAGCGTGGTGGCAGGCATCACCTTCTGCAGGTAGTCCTGGGGGTTCACCAGCAGGATCACGTCGCGCACCTGGCGGGGCTTGCCATTGGGATCCGCCGCCATGATAGACAGCAGGTTGCCCACGGTGTGAGGAGACAGGTCGTCCACCTTAATAGCAGCCTTCTCAGGGTATGCGCCGCCGGTCACGGTGACGCCGTCGCCCACCTGACGGGTCATGCCGATGGGCTTCTTGTTGCCGTCGCCGGTCACGACACCACCCTCCATGCCGTTGCTCAGCGCCTCGTACAGGGTCTGGCGGACGAAGTTGTCCAGCCACTCGGGCCCGAGCTCCAGCATGGCCTTGCAGACCGGCAGAAATGCGGACAGCTTCAGCAGCGTGGTGGGGATCTTCTTGATACCGGCCGTCAGCTCCTTGACGATGTCGTCGCACAGATCGCCCCAGGCGGCCTCCTCGAAGCCATTGGTATTCACCATGATCTCCACGGCACCGCCGGTAGCGCGGAAGTTAATGCGGCTCAGCAGAGGATGAGCGGTCTGCAGCTCCTCAAATACGGAGTCAATGACGGTCTTCGGCAGGGCGACGTCCAGGCCGGTGACGGCCTGCCGGGGGTCGGAGGACTTCATGGCCGCGCCCAGCTTCTGATAGTAGGCACGCTCCTCCGTGGTCAGCTGATGCGCGCCGCGCTGGGCAAGGATGCGGGAATCGACTTCCTGTCGCAGGTCATCAAACCGCTGCTCGTACTCGGCCTGGATGTCCAGACCGATGCGCTGCATCATCTCGTCCAGGGCGGAAGAGAATGCGCCGGTGTCGCCGGAGACGGCCGCCTGCTGGAGAGCCTGCCGCAGTTCCTCGCGGGTGCGAATGTCATTGTTGTTCATTCTTTTTCTCCTTTCGATTCTCAAGAAAACAGTCCGAGAACTTTGTTGATTTTTTCAGGGCTTCCGCCGCCCTGGGGTTCCTTGTTGGGCGCAGGCACCCAGAGTGCCGCTGCCAAGTCGCGGAGCTGCGCCGCCAGCGATTTCTGATACCGGAGATGCTGCTCCATGCCGGCGTTCATCTTCTGCAGGATGGTGGACGCGCCGCTCATGTCAGCGTCGGTGTCGGCAAGGCGATCCGCGAGACCGAGCTCAACACACTGCTCAGCGGTCAGCCACGTTTCCGCGTCCATCATCTCCGACAAACGCTCCTCCGTCAGATTGTCGCCGGCCTTCTGCAGATACGCCTGCCGCCCCGCAGCATTGATGACGTCCAGGTCATCCGCCGCCTTCCGCAGCTCCGTGGCATTGCCGCAGGCACACATCCACATGTTGTGGATCATCATCAGGGTGTTGCGCGGCATGATCACCTCGTCGCCCGCCATGGCGATCACGGAGGCGATGGAACAGGCGAAGCCGTCCACGTGCACCACCTTCCGCGCTGGGTGACGCTTCAGCTGGTTGTAGATCGCCGTACCCTCAAAGACGCTGCCGCCGTAGCTGTTGATGAAGATCTCGATGCGCGACACGTCGGGATGCCTTGCCAGCTCTTCGCGGAAGTGCTCCGCACTGTTGTCGCTCTGGACGTACCGCCAGCTCTCCCAATCGAACTCCTCGCCTTCTACGTCGCCGTAGATGTAAAGCTGCAAGACGCCCTCCGCAGCCTGCTTGATTTCCCAAAGGGGTTTCCTCATGCGTTTCCTCCTTCCGCACCGCCGAGCATAGAGGCCTCCGAACCCAGCGTTGCAATATTTTTTGTGAGATAGTGCTTGTCCGCCCAATCCTCCGAGATGGCGGGCAGACCCGCCGCCCGCAAGACCTCGTTGATGGAGAACACACCGGAGCCGACCAGTTTCTCCACATTCGCCGCGTTGGCGAACATATCGAAGTGGCGGATACTGCTGGTATCAATGCGGAGATAGTCACCGCGCTGGATTCGGTCGTAGCCGTACCGCTTGCGGTTGATCTCCTCCTGCAGCTGATCGCAGATGGGGTCGATGCAGCCGGTCAGGAATCTGCCCTGCGCGTCCTCCGTGCCTTGGATGCTGCCATCCACCAGTACCGCCGGAATCTGGAACGCCTTCGCCGTGAACGCGAAGATGTCCTTCATCTGGCTCTGGATGTCCGACAGTTCTACAGCAGCCTTACCGCCCTCGCTTGTGTAGGCGTAGCCGTCAAACTCCGGCAGGATAGAGCCATCAGAGTCGAGGAAGGTTTTTACCTGCTCTTCGATCATCTGCGAGAACTTCTGTGTGAAGTCATCCGCGCCGGAGGCCAGCTGACTCACGTGAACTTTCCAGTGCTGCCCCTTGTCCCACGCATACCGCCGCATGGCGGCATTGATGAGCCGCACGTAGGAGCCGTACAGGCCATCCAGCACCGGCTTGATATTCACGTGGTTCAGCGTAAGATGCAGGACTTCCCGCTCGCGGAAGGTCTTCTCGTAGGACACATCGCCTACCTGCACGCTTGTGTACTCATTCTGCTTGCTGGGATAGCTGCCGCCGGTCATATAGCTGTCCGCTACGACCAACGCGTCATAACCCTCCCGCTGCCGGGTACCGATGACCAGCGCCTCATTGTCCACCAGCAGCTTCGCGACCAGCTTGTGCAGGAACGCCGTGGAGTTCTGGTTTACGTTCGGTTCCACGTTCCAGAGATAGTGTTCGCGCTCTCGAACTTCCTTGCCATCCCGGAACGTCCGGAATTCGCAGCGCCCGACGGCGTTGGCGATCATGTTCGCGCAGATCCAGAAGCAGGTGTCCCGCAGCTGAAATTCCTGCGCCGCTGCCAGAAGATCGCGGCACGTGATCTCCACCGTGGTGGGAGAACGAGCCTTACCTCCGGCGAGCCACTTCCAAAAATTAAGTGCCATTGCCCACCTCCTATAGCCGGATCGCGCCGATGGGCGGCAGCTTTACCGGCTCGCCGGTGCCAAGCACCGCCTCCTCAGTCATAGATGCCACCAGAGCCATGAACGGGTCCGTCTTCCGGCTCTTCGGTTCGATCTTGGCGTAATAGAAATTTCCTGTATTCGTACCGGCGCGTTGGCCGCTGCGTACTCGCTTGGTATTGTTTACCGACCAGCGCAGGGGGGGGTTGTCGCCCCATGTAAACTGGTCGCGATCAAAGCATTCCTGGATTACCGGGTCGACCTGCATGATGTCGCTGGGTCGGACCAGCTTCACGCGGTTCTTGTCCCTGGCGTCAAAGCCGATGCGCCGCATGGCGTCGCTCACCAGCGTCCAGCGGAAGTGGTCCATTGCCAGTTTGACGATGTTGTACTTTAAGCCCATTTCCTTTAGGTAGTCCGCCAGGAGGTTGGGGTCGATGCTCACATCATCCACCACCGTCAGTTTTCCCGCCTCCGCCCAAGCTCGCCACGGGGCGACGATGCGGGAGAGCGACCGGCTCTGCAGGCAGACCCACGAATGGTTGATGTCAAACCGCTGCGCGCCCACACGGAAGTGCAGATTGACACTCGCCCAGTCGTTGATCTCCGCGTAGTCGATGCCGGCCACGCAGGACTTCCCGCGGAGATCCGGCAGCGGCCGGTTGGTCGCCTTGACCTTGGCATAGTCCGTCACACTGATCTCCAGCTGGCCGGCGCGGATGCCCATCCGCTTTGTCAAGAAGTCCCCGTTCTGCTCCGGGTTGACCAGCCAGTCGGAATACTCGTCCGCGATTTCCTGCTGCAGGGTCGGGGAGTACGCCAGGGATGGGTTGGCCATGTGCCAGTTCTCCGGGTCGTGGACCTGCTCCCGATTCTCAAGGCAGCAGATGAACGGGAGATAGCCGCCCTCCGGTTCCGCCTCGTTCTCGAAGAGGATCCGCCTACCCTGAGCCAAGAAATCGTCCAGGGGGCCATCGGACACCTCGCCGTTCGACGTAAACATCCCGATGCGCGGCTGCCCGACCTTTCCCAGGCCGGTGAGAAAAACCTTGTAGTTTTTGTAGTTCTCAAAGGCGTGGACTTCGTTGAAGACGATCTTGCCGGAGCGCATACCGTCCCGCCCCTTGGGGTTGTTGGTGCGGCCCTTCATCACGCCCCTGTTCTTCCGACCCTGCACCATCTCCTTGGTGTGATAGTAGTGCCGGTTGAGCTTCGCCTCCCACCTGGGGGACTCCAGCACGTCCGAGAGATCCTTCACCGGCGTCACCGCCTGCTCCTCGTTGTTGGCGCACACGTCTACGTTGTACTTCTTCACGGGGTTATAGGGGGAGGTGGAACACGCGCCGTCAAAGGCGATGAAGCCGTCCTTGCCTGCGCCGCGCCCCACCATGCAGAGCAGCTTTTTCCACCGCGGCCGCCCGTCGGCGCGGTAGGTGCAGTCCCACAGCGCGAGGAGGAACTCCTCCCACGGGAACAGCCGCTCATAGGGGAAGTAGCGCAGCAAGCTCAGGTACCGGCGCAGCTGCTCCGTGTCCACGTAGATGTCCTCCGTGTCGAACACGCGGCGGATCATCGCCACCAGCGCGTGCTGTTCGGGACAGGCGCGGGGATTATTGGACTCGACAATCTCGATATAGCGCAGAACCTCCGCGGGGATCTCACAGCTCATCGTCATCATCGCCCCGGGCGGCAGCCGCCAGAGCGTCCTCCTTAAAGCCCAGCGTGGTGAAGATCGCCAGCATCTGGCGGGAGACCTGGATCTCCAGCGACACGCTGCGGTTTTCCATCAGCCGCCCCCGGTCATCCGTGACGGTCAGCCCGCGCCGGGCAATGTCGTCCCGCAGTTCCTGCCGCCGAACCCAAAAGTCCATATATTCCTGCACCTTGTCCCGGTACACGTCGCCGTCAAGATCTCTGTCGCTCAGATTCTGCAGCATCGACTGCCGGAGTTCCTTATAGGCGTCCGTCAGGCGGTAGTTCTTCCTCTTCTGCGGCGGCGCGTCATGGCACGCCCGCTGCGCCTCCAGGTGCCGCGCCATGGACACGTTCTTCTTCGCTGCGGCGACCTGCTCGCCGCGCAGAACAATGCGCCCCATCATAGCCAGCCGGTCAAACGCGCTCCGGAAGCCCTCGCCGTAGGTGTCCAAGCACCAAGCATTCAGAGCCGCCTCGTCGCAGCCAAACCAGCCACACAGCTCCTCCACGGAGCACTGCATACTGCACAAGCTCTCAAATTGCTTTCGGTCAAATTCACGCTGCCCGGTCACTACCATCACC